CTTAATTAATCTATGGGGCTTCGGCCCCCATTTACAAGGAGATTAATTATGATGCAAACAGACGTAAAAGCCGTTCATTTGGACGCAAGTGGCGTTGGTTACGCTGCTCGTACCAGAGTTCGTGGCTATCAAGTTGCCCCCGGCGGCACTGCTGGGGAGATTCAGTTTTGGGATAGCGCAACCACTAATGCTGGTAACAACTTGTTAACTCTACACATTACGACTAACACAGCCGTTATTGCAACATTGATACCCGGTGAAGGTGTATTGTTTCAAAACGGGTTCTATGTAGTATTACCAGCAAGCGCCTCTATCACGGTGTTTTATGGCTAAGAGTCCAGCATGGCAGAGGAAAGAAGGGAAGAACCCAGAGGGCGGCTTGAACGCCAAAGGGCGAGCCTCTGCCAAAGCGCAAGGCATGAATTTGAAACGTCCCCAGCCAGAAGGCGGCTCCCGCAAGGACTCTTTCTGTGCGAGGATGGAAGGCATGAAGAAGAAGCTGACTTCGGCAAAAACCGCCAAAGATCCAGATTCACGCATCAACAAAAGCCTGCGGGCATGGAAGTGTTGAAATGAGCGAACATTCAGACAACGTAAAGAACACGCTAGATTTCATAGCGATATTCACTACGTTTGGTTCTTTTTTGCAGATATTTAACCCACTGTTTGCTTTGATTGGTGCGGTTGTTGGTGTTATGCGCATTTACGAAATGGCAACCGGTAAAGAGTTTCACACACTATTTAAACGGAAAAAAGACGATGCCATCGACCAGTAAAAAACAACGTAACTTTATGGCAGCAGTGGCTCATAACCCTGGGTTCGCTAAAAAGGTTGGGGTTTCCCAAAGTGTTGGAAAAGATTTCAACGCTGCGGATAAAGGCAGAAAATTTGGTACTGGTGGAATGACCCGTCCAGATATTCAAAAAGCAAACAAGCCTAAGACCGATCACGGTAAGATGGCTCTTTTTAAACAAGGTGGAGCTATGGCTAAGAGTGATATGAAAGAAGACATGAAAATGGATAAGTCACAAGACAAAGCCATGATTAAAAAAGCTTTCAAACAGCATGATATGCAAGAGCATAAAGGCGGCAAAGGTACATCTTTGAAGCTTAAAAAAGGTGGCATGGCTGCATCTAAGATGGGCTCTGTAAAAGTCGGTAAGACACCGGACGGCGTTGCTATGAAAGGCAAAACCAAGGGCACAATGGTTTCTATGAAACGCGGCGGCAAAGCCTGCTAAGGAGATAGTCATGGGTATCAAAGAAGACGCTATTCAAGAAATGATGGACGCAAAAGCGCGTACAGCCGCGGGGAAAGCCTACGATAGAGCTATGCCCCAGCCTGATACAACATTTGGCGGTTTAGATGATTTGGTTTACCGGCCTAAGAACGGTAAGATGGTTGATCCTAGACCACTCGATGACCTGGTGGATAGACAAGCTCGCGATCCTGTTACTTTGGCCCCAAAAAAGAGGCCAAGATTAACAAACTTAAAGGCCGGCGGTTCGGTAAGTTCGGCTTCTAAGCGTGCTGATGGCTGCTGTGTTAAAGGTAAAACTCGTGGAAAGATGGTGTAATCATGGCGACACGTAAAATGAAAAAATACGCAGAAGGGGACATTGTTGAAGGTGAGAACCCCAACATTGACGATGAAACTCGTGCCCGTGCCCGCAAGTATGTAGAAGACAATGTTGACATGGGGGGGGCTCCTAAGTTCACACCTAAAGCCGTTTCCCCTGCCAAATCTAAAATGGTTACTAAAGAAGAACTGGAAAAGTCCGGTTTGAGTTTGCGTGACTACATGAACAAACAGCAAGGTTTGACACGCCGCGGTAGCTCTATGGAAAAAGCTTTTCCCATGAATGAGGAGAAGACATTTCCTAAAACTCCAGATACAGCCCGTGATACAGGTGATGAATCTGCTCGCTTAGAAAGCCGCTATAAAAAGCCGGCTCCAAAGTATGAAACTCCATATGACCGCATGAATCGTACTAACCGGGAAGCCGGAATTGATTTTGATTCTGCAATTGGTAAGTTAAAAAAGCGTATAACTGGCGCTTCGGAAAGCGGTCAAGATCGTATTCTTACTGGCATTAAAAAGAAGTCAGACGAGAATAAGTTTATGGGAAGTACCGGCATGAAGTCTGGCGGTAAAGTTTCTTCTGCTTCTAAACGTGCGGATGGATGTGCCATTCGTGGAAAGACAAGAGCTTAACTATGAGAGCAAGCCGTGGAATGGGGGCCGTGTCCCCCTCTAAAATGCCTAACGGGGTTAAAAAAGCTCGTAGGGACGACACGGACTTTACTCAATACGCCAAGGGTGGCAAAGTTAAAAAGTATGAAGACGGTGGTGACGTAGAGGAAAAACCAAAGGTTGAAAAAGAATTACCCAAAACGCGGTTTAATTTTTCACCAACGGGCGTTAACCTTGATAAGCAACAGCAACGTGCTGGCGGTCGTTTTTCTGCAACTAAACAATTAGACGACAGTTCAAGTCTTGAAGGTTATTTAGATGCGAATGTATTAAAACGGGCGGGTCAAAACCCTCAAGGTAAGATAGCTGGTCTTGGTGTTAAGTACACCAAGATGTTTGAAGAAGGCGGAAAGGCTGGACTCTATGACAACATTAATGCAAAACGTAAAAGAATTGCTGCTGGATCTGGCGAAAAAATGCGCAAGCCTGGTAGCAAAGGTGCGCCAACGGCTAAAGCGTTCGTAAAATCCGCTAAGACAGCGAGGAAATAATGGCTAAGACTACCGGAACCACAGCCTTTAACTTGGACATAAACGACCTTATTGAAGAGGCGTTTGAGCGTTGTGGCCAAGAGTTGCGTACTGGTTACAATTTCCGTACCGCCCGTAGGTCACTAAATCTTTTGACGATTGAGTGGGCAAACCGTGGGCTTAACTTCTGGACTGTAGAACAAGGCCAGATTCCGTTGGTTACAGGGCAGGCCATATACCCCATGCCTGCGGACACAATCAACCTGTTAGACACCGTTATCCGTCAGAACAACAGCACAACAAACCAGACTGATATCAATATAAGTAGCATTTCTGAGTCTACCTACATGAGCCTGCCTAACAAGTTGGCACAAGGTCGTCCTATTCAGTATTGGTTTAACCGCCAATCCGCGCAAGAAAACTTGTCAACAATAACGTTAAACGGGAACATTACCAGTACGGCTACAACCATTACTGTATCTTCAGTGGCTAATTTAGCGACGGCTGGTTTTATTAAGATTGATAACGAAACAATTAGCTACCCCAACATTGTTGGTAATCAACTGGTTAATTGTGCTCGTGGACAGAACAATACGACTGCCGCTAGCCATACATCGGGCGCAGTGTTAACAATTCAAAACATACCCGCTGTCAACATTTGGCCAACACCTAATGCACCTGGCGATCAATACACATTTGTGTATTACAGAATGCGCCGCATTCAAGACGCCGGTACAGGTACATCTGTCCAAGATATTCCTTTTCGCTTTATTCCCTGCATGGTGGCTGGTCTAGCGCTTCAATTGAGTATGAAGCTACCTGATGTAGACCCGCAAAGAATTATGGCTCTAAAGGCCGATTATGAGCAGCAATGGGACATGGCAGCGGCAGAAGACCGTGATACATCACCATTGAGATTTGTGCCTAGGAATTTGTTCTATGCCTAATCGGTTTGCGTCTGGTAAATTTGCGATTGCGGAATGTGATCGCTGTTCTGGGCGTTATAAGCTCAAGGAATTGCGTACTCAGACGGTTAAGACTAAGCCTTTTAAAATTAAAGTTTGCCACGAATGTTGGGATCCGGATCATCCGCAATTGCAATTGGGTATGTACCCAGTTAATGATCCCCAAGCAGTGCGTGAGCCAAGGCCAGATGTTAGCTATCAGGTATCAGGACAAAACGGTTTGCAGATACTTACTACCAATACTACAGCAGTAGATGGGTTTGGTTATCCTGAAGCTGGTAGTCGGGTCTTTCAGTGGGGGTGGAACCCAGTAGGTGGGTCTCAAATTTTTGACACGGCATTAACACCAAATAACTTGGTTTTAACGATAGAACTTGGTACAGTTACGGTTACAACGACATAAGGAGTCGAATATGGCATACACAAAATCAGCAGATGGCGTCGCCTCTAAGGGCAAAACCAAAGGTAAAAACTTAGGTGATGACGGCCCAACAGTGGCTACTGTAAAAAGTGGTAAACAAAGCCTTGGCGTGACTGGCAAAGCTATGCGTGCCGTTGGCCGTAATATGGCCCGTGCAAACAATCAAAAGCGAGGCTAATCATGGCTACATTTAGCAAAAAAATGATGGGTAAAGAAGTTGGTGATGGTAAGGTTTACGCAAAACCCCATACCATGACAGGCAAAGCAACAACTGTCTCTACCAATCCTGGTAAAGAGCCAAACAATAGTAAGCTGGATACGTTAGATGTTAGCGTCGGCAACCGCAGCAAATCGGCTGGTAATGAGCCAACTAAAACTAGCGGAATCAAAATGCGTGGCGCTGGTGCTGCTACTAAAGGCACTATGTGCCGAGGCCCAATGGCATGAATTACAGCGAACTCAGCACTGCTATACAGGCGTATACAGAGAACACGGAGACAAACTTCGTGGCGGAGATTCCTGTCTTTGTTAAACAAGCTGAGCAACGCATTTACAACACGGTTCAATTCCCTTCCATTCGTAAGAATGTGACGGGTGTAATGGCTATTAACAACAAATATTTGTCGTGTCCTGCTGACTTTTTAGCTGTCTATTCCATGGCAGTTATCAATACCGATGGTACATACGAATACTTGTTGAACAAAGACGTTAACTATATTCGCCAAGCATACCCATTGCCAACTGACACTGCGGTGCCTAAGTACTACGCATTGTTTGGCCCTCAGTCTACTAACGCGGCTGAATTGTCTTTTATTCTTGGCCCAACACCAGATGCCAATTACAACGTTGAGTTGCACTACTATTTCTATCCAGAGTCTATTGTGACTGCGGGTACAACCTGGCTTGGTGACAACTTTGATTCTGTATTGCTCTATGGTTCATTGGTCGAGGCTTACACCTACATGAAGGGTGAGGCTGACATGATGGCGTTGTACAACACTAAATACCAAGAAGCTCTCGGCCTTGCAAAACGTTTGGGAGATGGCATGGAGCGTCAGGATGCTTATCGTTCTGGCCAGTACCGTCAGAAGGTAACCTAATGGCTTTTACTGGTAACTACTCTTGCAATACTCTCCGTGTGGCCATGACCACAGGCACGATTAACTTTGCAACAGATTCTTTTAAGCTAGCTTTGTATACCAATTCAGCTACGTTGGATGAGACTACAACAACGTATACCTCGGTAGGTGAAGCTTCAGGTGGTAACTACGTGGCTACTGGGCAGGCTGTTACCGCTACACTAAATTATGCAACAACCGTAACTGGTAGCATTGCCTACGTAACGTTTTCATCACCTGCTTGGACAGGTTCAATTACTGCCCGTGGAGCATTAATTTATAAAGTTGGCGGTGCTGCACCAGCTATTTGCGTTCTTGACTTTGGTAATGACAAAACTTCTGTCAATACTTTCACTGTAACAATGCCTACGGATACTAGTACATCCGCGCTTATCAGACTTTCTTAAGGAGCTTCCATGACTATCGACAAAATGACTGCCACCGACATGGTGCAAGCCACAACCAAATACAACACAATGCCTGAAGACACAATGTCTATCCATGGCCATTACACTGCCGTTTGCTATAGCGTAGATGGTTTTGTTAAATGGTCTGATGACATTGAGAACTTGGTCACTACAGTGGGCAAGAACTTTACATTGGATACTACGTTGGGTAACACTGCTGGCGGCGCAGTTGTGATGGGTCTTAAGGGTACAGGTACAGCCGTTGTAGCTGACACCCAAGCTTCTCACGCAAGCTGGTTGGAAGTCGGCTTGGCTAACGCTCCTACATACTCAGGCAATCGTCCTACACCATCATTCAGCGCAGCTTCTGCTGGTAGCAAGACAACATCTTCTGCGGTGTCATTTTCTATTACGGGCACAGGCACTGTTGCAGGTTGTTTCATCAACATTGGTGGTAGCGCAACTAAAGACTCAACGACTGGCACATTGTTCTCCGCTGGAGACTTTTCTAGTTCCAAGTCTGTTGTTTCTGGTGACACCATTGCTGTTACTTACACTGCTACATTGACCTAAAAATGGCTGGAGCCGCTTGGGGTGATAATGCTTGGGGCGACTTAGGTTGGGGTGGAGTTACCACCTACGATGTAAGCGTTACTGAGTATTTGACCCCAGCTACGGCTTGGGGGGCTGACACTTGGGGAGCTAATCCTTGGGGTGGCACAGTCCCTATGTTTGATACGCAGACCGTTGCGTTTGTTGCAAATGCGTCAGTCACAGAGACGATGGCCATATCGGATGACCAGTCTGCAATCACGGCATTCTCTGGGTCAGTTACTGAAACTGCGGCTATATCTGAAACCAATTCAGCTACAACGGCCTACACAAGCACAGTTACGGACAGCTTAGTCACCTCGACTACAGAGGAAGCAGGGGCTACCTTCCAAGTTTCTATTACTGAAACAACTCCTTTAACAGAAGCCCAATCAGTAGCGGCAACATTTGCCAAGTCAATTACCGAGACTGCGGCGACTTCTACAACAGAAACTGTAGCAGCTACGTTTGCCCAAGTAGTGATAGACAGCGTAGTATTTATAGACAATACAACGGCTACTACGGCTTATACGACCATTGTTTCTGATTCTGTAGCTACAGATACGGCGGAGTCAGCGGCAGTTACATATACTGCGTCAGTCACGGAAACCAACCCAATTGCCACAGTTGAGCAGGCTGTAGCCACGTTTTTGGGTAGCGTTACTGAGTCGATGGCTATCTCAGAGCAGCAGTTGTTCACATGGTTGGCTGATCTTATTGAGACAATGGCTACGTCTGACTCAACAACAGTTGGTACGTATTACATAGAATTTATTGCAGAGCTTGCGGCTATCGCGGATAATCCACA